TTTGTCAATCTCTAGAAGTATTGATTTTAAGCATTTTTGCCACAACAATTTTTGTATTTCTTCCCACTTCCACAAGGATACTATTTTGCTATCACTCGGCTTCACTTTGTTGCATTTTTCCCTTTAAATTCGCACTTTTTTGTACTTGGTTAAACTTGGTTACACTCAGCTTTTATAGCAGAAAGTATCTAAAAACGTATCTAAAAGTATCTCGATTATGGTTAAATGTTAGTGCCAACATTCTTTAACTCATTGAGTATTATACCATATTTTTATTTAAGTTTCTACATTTCAAATGATAATTTTTTTCCACAAGAACTTGACTTTTAGCTAATAATAAGTGATTAATATAACAAAATTAGAAAAGGAGGAAAAAATGGAATTTGTAATAAAGCCAAGAAATAAAATCGAATATAAAACTCGTAAAAAATTACTTAAAGGAAAATTCTCAGTCAAGAATATTTCCATTAGTATTACCTCAGACGATCCATCTGATTTATCTATATTAGCAATGCACAAGAATCTTATTGAAAAAGCAATCGTTGATAAAATAAACAAAGAATTTTACTTTAATGATTAGTCTACCAAACTAAGCAAAATATTTAATGAAAGGGTGATACCATTGAAAACTAAATATATTATAAAAGGGTTAATTAATAAAAAAATTGTTTACTTTACCAGCCTAAAAGATGAATTATTATGGAACAACCACTTTGATGTTAGAATCTGTTCTACTACCATTGATGAAGCAACAAGATATAATTCCTACGATGATGCTTTATATATTATTAGAGAATGTGAATTACACAACTTTGATGTATACCCTGTATGTCCTATCTGTGGTAAAGATTATGATAAACATCCTGCTATTTCAAGAAAAGATAATAAAACTGAAATATGTCCTGATTGTGGAGTTGGCGAAGCATTTATTGATTTCTGTAATAATTATCAAAAAAATCAAGCTACCAATTAAGGTAGCTGTTTTATTTATAAGGTGTAAAATATCCAGGATAGTCCTCTATTGATATATTTGCCTTTTGAAAAATCTCGCTTTCACTATTCATATGGCATTTAGAATATTCAAGATAATAATCATCACTTTCTAAATCTAATGGAGTTTCTGTCCAATAATGTAACGCCAAAGCTAGTATACTTATTGTTTTTATTTTAATTTTTAGAATAGAATTAATATCTTTAATTACATTCCAATAATCTGTTCTCTTATTTGGCAAATCCCAGCATATTACTAATGGGACAATAGGTTTATCTTTTTCTTTTTTTCTTTGTTTTTGCACAGCATAATCATCTAATAAGTTTCTTGGAGCATCCAATATTTCCGTTGATGGTATTTCAATTTCAACCACTGATTTATAATTATCAAAGTCAACAATAGCATCAAATCTCTCACTATTATCTCCTTTTCTAGGAAAATAAACTTTTTTCCCTAATCCCTCAAACAAAATACGGATTAATTCGTTTTCTCCATTTGGACACAATTTAACAATTTGAATTGAGTTTATTAGTTGATTCATTTTATCTTTTAAATTTAAATCATTTATTATCAACTTTTCTATATCAGATGTTTGGTTTTTTTCTGTTTCAACTTTTTTACTTCTATATATTTTCAAACTTTATAACACCTCTCTTTCCTATAAATTCTTCAACATCATAATATGAATTAGTTTTCACACAATAAAATGCAGTTTCTATTAGAGTTTTAACATCTACTATTGCAATATTGATTTTATATGTTTCATAAATTTCTTCAATTAATTTATACACATCTGATCTATCATTTGGAACATGATATCCGCAGGCAATCGAACACATTTCATAAGTTGTTTGATAAGGCTTTCTAGCTAGTAAAAGGATTTTATTCTCTAATGCTTGTCTAATTGCTTTAACCGATAACATTTCTTCTTCAGTAGGAGATTTGACTTCAACTGGTATTGAGTATTTTATATCTGGAATCATAACATCATACCTCATATTATTATTTCCTGCTGATGGAGCAAATGCATCTCTATTAAAAATGTAACCCAGTAAACTAGCAATTAATGGATAAAATTCTGTTTGTTTCATAGCAGAAATATCTTCAATAAATTTTTTTGTAGCATAATGATAATTATTTTCTGATTCTGTAAGCCTATTTTTAAGCATCCTACCTGTTCTTTCATTTTTAGTTAATTTCGACTTCTTTGATTCAACTATTATTTCTTGTTTAAATGATTGTATGCTTACATCTGTTGAAACTTCAAATTCACGATGCTCTTTGCCTGTAAGCATTACATACTGTGGTAAAACAATGTTTAATTCCTCACAAGAAAAAAATTGATATGGAGAAAACAAAATATCTTCCTTTCCTTTTTCTTTTATCAACTTTAATGTATTTTCACATTTTAGCAATTCATCATCAACATCAAAATTAGCTCTTTTAAAAAAACATAATAGAGCAGTTTTTACAAGTTCTTTTGATTCTTCTTTATTTATATCAATTTCCTCTCCTCTTAAATTAATAGAATTTTTTATTGCTTTAACAGTTTCTTTGCCTTTTTCTGTCAAAACCAAGAATGGAGATTTTTTTCCATATTCTTTAAGTTTTTTCTTTTTAAACCAACCTGTATATTCTAGTGAGGAAATAACAAATCTCGTAAGATTTCTTACTGAATTAGTCTGCATTCCATTTTCATCAGCCAATTTTTGAATTTCTTTTTCTAAAACATTAATGTCATTTGTACTTCTAATATCTTTTATATATTTCACTTTTTCGTTTATAGCAAATTCATTATAGCCATCTGGTAAGTTCATAGCACTCAATAAAATTTCATCTCTATTTATTTTACCATCCAATGTATCAGCAAATAAAAGCATATTAACAAAAGGTTTGTTTTTATCAGTAAATTTTACATCCAAAATATGATTGGGATATTCAACGCCTAACAAACATTGTTCAAATAAAGATTTAGCTCCATTCCCAGATAACGCTATATGTACTCCAAGGTAAGTAAAATTAAAATTTAATGCCTTCTTTCCAGAAGTAATCCATCCAAGAAATCTAAATAACTCTGCATAGCTTTTCGCCTGCATTTTCATTGATTTTCTTGAATCATCTTTTATTTGATAAGATCTTTTTAATGCTTCATCACCTATATATCCAGATGAACTTGCTAACTGCTCTCTAGCAAAAAATTCTGCAATGTTATCTAAATCAAAAAAGTCCATATTTGAAAACTCTACATACATTTTTTTAAAATTATCAATTAGAATCCCCATATCTGAAATTGGATTTCGAAATCTAATCATACTATTGCCTCCCTTTATTTGTATAAGAAACATAGACATTTCTACAATGTCCTTTTTAGCTATCTTACACAAGAGATATACCTAGCATATCTGCTAGGATTATATCTTTAACTATATATTTTTTAATCTATCATTAGCTATTTTGCACCATTTTTCTTCAAGTTCAATACCTATCCACTTGATTTCATGTCCTTCCCTATTTAATTTTTCACAACAGACGCCCAATGTTCCAGAGCCATGAAACGGATCTAATATGGTTCCAACATATTTACCTTCAGAATTTTTTGGACAAAATGCTTTTATTATTTCCGTTATTAAAGCTTCTGGTTTTTGAGTTGGATGTGGTGTTTTTTCTTTTTCAAAAGCTTTTCCAGCTAATGTTGGAAAATCCCATATATCCCCTCTCATTGCTCCATTTGGATTTGGTTGCCAAATCTTTTTTTCTCCATTCTTTCCCTTATAATACACAGGATTCTTTAGTCTATCTGTGCTTTTATATGGAACTCTTACATCATCAACATTATAAGTCCACTTGGCTTTTGATTTAGAAAACCATAAAAATGGTTCATATTGAGTTAATGGTGCTTTAGAAGTCCTAGAAAATCCATTTTCATAATGCCATATATTCATTCTTCTATAAAATAATCCAGCTTTATACATTATAGTTTGAATAAATCCAATATAATGATGGATGCCAAACCATATAATGCTACCATTTGGTTTTAACAATTTTTTGCATTTTTCTATGCGTTCCTCTGTTATTTTTAAGAACTCATCCATTTCTAATTTATCACTATTATTTCCAAAATCCTTATTCAAATTGTATGGAGGATCTGTACATATTAAATCGAATTTGATTCCTTCTTCAATAAATTGTTCAAGTATATCATCACTATTTCCATTTATTACTTTGTTATATTCCATTCTTATTTCCTCTCTTTTGTTTTTCTTTCTTAAAGATTAATACATATTGATGATGTATATTCTCCACATATGCAAAAGGATATCCATATGGTAATAAACTTTTATGGTTTTGTAATAATATTTTTGTTCCCTGTAGTTTCAACACTCCTCCTTCTGGAATAGAAGCCTTATTTAATTCATGAATAATATCGCTATGAAAACTTATATAATCCGATTTATCCCTAAAATCAGATACAACTATTGCCATATATTTATCATATTTTAATATCCTTGCACATTCTAAAAACACTTTATTTATTAAAATATTTAAAAATTCTTCATATTTTTCAACATTTCCTAAATCGTTTTTGCTCTCAGAATATTTAGTTTCTAGATTATTTGCGACTCTATTCTTTTTTACTTTTTGATCTTGCTTATTTAATATTCCCCAATAAGGTGGACTTGTTACCATAAAGTCCATTGATTCACTTTTAATTTTCTTTAATTCTTCACAAGAGTCACCATTTATAAAATTATGTTTTTTGCTACACCCTTCTCCTACTTCTGTTTCAAGTCTTTTTATTGCTAATTCATGCCATACATTTGATAATTCAATGCTCGTACAAACTCTGCCATTTATTTCACAAGCTTTTGCAGTTGATCCTACTCCTCCAAATGGATCTAATACTTTCATTCCTTTTTTTGTAAAAAAGTTTATTAGATGTGATATATCTTGAAATGAATATGGTGCTGGATGAAGCTTTTCTATTTGTGCCTCTGGATGACTAGCCCCCAACCCTTTTTGGTAAAAGAAGCTTTTTGTTTCAGGTAGCCAATCTTTTCCAGTCAAATCATTTAATTTATTTCTTGGATCTACTGTCCCATTAACCAATTTACTGTATTCTTCGCTTTTCATAAACCTTTTTAATTCTTCGACATCATAAACTTTTTTCGAGCCATCTATTCTTATTGTGATAAAGCCTTTTTGAATTACTTTTTCAAAATTATGTCTTGATAGTTCAAGCAATTTCATAGCTCTAGCACCATTAATCATCTTCTCGTTTACAACAACATTTTCTTTATTTTCATTATTATCTAATTTTAATTCAATTTGTTCGTCCATCATTACTCACACTTTCCACGGAATCACCATCATAAATAAATTCCATTATTTCTCCTATGTTACATTCCAAAACTTTGCAAATTTTTTCTAAAGTTTCCATTGAAATTGGCTCGTTTTTTCCTAACTTTGCCACTGCATTAGTACTAATTTTTGCCTGTTCTTTTAATTGTGTTCTATTCATATTTTTATCTATCATCTTTTTCCAAAGCTTATTATAACTAATTTGCATTTTGACACCTCCTAGGTTATCATTTTCTACATCAAGAATATACTATTTTTCATCATAAGTCAATAAAATCTTGATATTTTTAAAGTTTTTTTGTACTTATTAAAATTAAATATAATTATATTCTAAATATTATTGAAAATATTATATAAAAAAAGAGATATGAATCTAACATATCTCTCATTCCTCAAAAAATTTGTCTATTCTCACGCCAAGAACCACTGATATTTTGTATAAAGTAATTAATGAAATATTATTTCTGTCATTTTCAGCTTCTATTCGCTTTAAATGGTCTGGTGTTACATCAATTGCTTCTGCTAAATCCATTAAACGGACTTTTTTAGCATTACGATATTTTTTGATGTTTTGACAAATTATTGATTTAATGTTCTTATTGAACTCATATTCATTCATCTAACATCACCCTACAAATATTATTCCATTTATTTTCTAAAAAATAAGCGACCTTTCGTGCCAATTTTCCGTTTATGTGTTATAATGAATTAAAGCTAATTTTTACTACAAAAAGTCAAAATATTATACGGAGGTGTAAAATGGACAAACAAAATTCGAATTTAGAAATTGCACATAAATTCATTCAACTAATGGAATATAAATCATTAGAAGAATCAAAGCTTTTTATTAAACATTATGAACAAAGAATAAAATATAAGTCTGAATTATTAGCTATTTTAGAGGACGAAGAACCTCCTAAATTCTTCAAAAAAGCTCATCAAAAATGGATAGATGAGAAAAAACAACTTGAAGATGAACTTGAAGATGCTTATCAAAAATTATATGAAGAGCACACTTTTGCAGGAGAACTAATGATTAGTTTGGCAAAAGAAAAAAGCCCAGCACTTAATTGATGCTAGGCTTTTTTTTATTTTATAGTAAGTTTTTGTCCTGGATATATAATGTTTGGATTTGCTATTCCATTATCATTTGCTATCTTCTGATATGTAGTTCCATACTTCTTGGCAATAGCAGACAATGTATCTCCTTTTTTTACTATGTAGGTTTGATAATTTTGTGTATTAGATGTTCCTCTTATTTTAATAACTTGTCCTACATAAATCAAGTTAGGATTAGAAATATTATTTATCCTTGCCAACTCTTGATATGTTGTGCCATATCTATTTGCTATGCCACTTAATGTATCTCCTGCTACTACAGTATATGTAGTTTCGGATATTTGTGGAGTGGATGGTTGACTTGGTTCTGATGGTGATTCAGCATTATTATTCTTCTCATACCCATTTAATCCTGTATTTTTTATTATTGTAGGGTAATCCTTATAAGCATAGTCGGTATCAATTCTCATACCACTAATACTTCCATTTGATGAATTTTGCCACATACCATATTCTCCATAATTAAAATTAGGTTTAGAATTAGACCATACAGCCAACCACTTATCATATCTTGATAAACTAGCTGTATCAATGTAATTATTAAAATAGTTACTATTAGCATAAATGCTTACATAGTAACCTTTATTTTCAAGATATTCACAAAAGCCTTTAATTGCTTCTGCCATTTTACTTTTGCCAACTCTTTGATGTCTATCTTCTTCAACATCTATACAAATTGGATATTCAAATTGCTTTCCTTTCAAGCAATTTTTATACATATATTCCGCTTCTGCTTTTCCTTTATCATATGTATTTGCACAACTATACCAATATGCTCCAACAGGTATCCCTTTAGATTTTGCTTGATTATAAAAATCTTCAAAGCAAGAATCTTTGTTATAACTTACTCCTGTTCCCCATCCAGTAAATCCTGCTCTTAATATTACAAATTCTGCACTTGCTTTTATATTATCAAAGTTAATTCCTCTTTGATATGATGATATATCTATTCCTTTTCTTTCCATATTATTTTCCTCCATTATCTTTCTTTAATTGTTCTAATACTTCCATTACTTTTTCTGGTAATGGCAATCCCATAGACCCCCAGTTTTCAAGAATTGAGATTCCTTCGTTTGCTACAAAAAAGTAGATTACAAGATTTCTAATTGCTCCAGTATCTCCAACTATTTGATCCAATTGAACTGATACAGCAACTATAATCAAGTAACCTACTTTCTTTATTATTCCCTTTGCACCAATCTTACTATTTATCTTCTTATTGGCTATTGCATCACAGACACCTGTTAAATAATCAAGTGCAATGATTATTAGCAATGTTTTCAATGCCATATCCCAACCTCCTAAAAAATAAAGCACAGTTGTCAGAACTGTACTTGTAAAAAAATTAAACATATATTTCATTATTTTCCCTCCTATTTTGTTCTTTTCCACATATATACTGCTAAGTATGGTGGCATATTGCTAAATTCTTTCGAATTTGCAAATCCTCCATCATTCAAACATATATTAGCCCAAGTATTTGTTATACCTGTATTACATCCACATCCATATTTTGTTCCACTAACTGATTGTCGAACCATAGCTCTCGAAGGTAAGTTTGCTTCTGATAATTTTGTTGTTGCATTGCCCCCTTGAGTTGCATTCTTATATGTATTTCCACAAGCTAATAAAAACTTATCTTTTATTTGTTCCCATGTTCCACCAAAAAAAGTTGATGGATTTATTTCAGTAACTGATATATATACACTACCTACTGGATAATATGGGCAGGGATAAATGTAATCATTATCTTTATTTTTAAACTTAATTGCTTTATTTCCCATTACTACCTCCTAATGCAATTGAGTCCAGCCTTCTGGAACTGTGCTATTAACTCCTCTTCTCAAATAAATTCCTCCTGAAGTATTAAAGAATAATTGCCATAGCCAACTTGAACTATCTGTTTTTTGCCACGTTCTACCATCATTTGTAAGGACTACTAAAACGCCATAAATTGACGTAGAATAAGGAGCATTTTGCCACCCATTGCCACCAACACTATAAATTCCTGGTGTATAGTAATCATTAAAATTATTTGATGTTGTAGCTCTATATTCTAATATTTTTCTTCCACTATATTGATTTAATATTGTACTTAATTGTACTTTGTTATGAGTTATAGATGAACTATCTAAATATGTATTATTTTTAAATTTAATTGCTTTACTCATTACTCTATTCTCCTCCAAATATAAACTGCTAAATATGGTGGTAGAGAACTGCTCAAGTCTGTATCTCCTATTGAATATCTAATAGAATCTGTTAATGTTCCACCACTGGATTGATTATGTCCAGAATTATAATTATCAGATGAAGTTAGTTCTGTACCATAACTTTTAGAATATCTGCCTTTTTCATAACTCCATGCTCCTTGATTAGCATAATTGTCACACATAATTTCATAGTAATTCATTCTATGACCTATTTTAAAATCATGTCTATGATTTTGGCTTCCACCAATTGTCCCAGCCTTATAAGAGTTACCTGCTCCAATTAAAAATCGATCTTTTATCAATTCCCATGTTCCTCCAAAATACATTGACGGGTTAACGTCATTTAAAGATAAATAAATACTACCTATTGGATAATATGAACATGGATAAACTGGTTCATTGTTTTTGTTTTTAAACTTTATTGCCTTACTCATTTATCCCACCCTCTTCCATGCATAAACAACTAAATAAGGTGGCATATTATTATGAGCATTATTTCCACCAGTAGATGTTGTAGTTCTTGTAAAAATATATGATGTGCCTGTTTGATTAGTTATCACATCCCCACCACCATCCTTTTCAGCCCAATACCATCTACCAGAAGAATAATTATGAGAGTGATTCGGCATTTCTGATATTGTTAATCTATGATTTGCTTCGCCACCTATTGCACCATTTTTATATGTATCTCCTGCAGTTAATAAAAATCTATCCTTTATTCGTTCCCATTTACCACCAAAATATATACTTGGATCAATCTCTACTGTCGATAAATATACATATCCTATTGGAAAATATGGACACGGATATATTGGCTCATTGTTTTTATTTTTAAACTTTATTGCTTTACTCATATGAACCTCCTACCAAGTTGAAATTACATCATAGTCAAGAACTTCAATTCCATTTACTTCTAATGATTCCGATTGGGTTGGAAAGCAATTTATACCAACAGATAATTTCTTAGTATCAACAAATAAGATAAATTTTCCTTTAGGTAATATAACATTGTAAGTTGTTGTTCCAAATTTATCTTTAATTATTATTTGATAATTCCATGCTGACTCTTTGTCTTTTGTCATTGTAACCTTAGTATTATCATTTATTGCTATTGGACTACAATATGAACTTTCTGTTGTTTTCTTATATGCATATGTTATTGAAATTTTATTTTTATTGTTTACACTTGAATACGATGCATCTACCAATAAATAAGTTTCATTTTCATAATTGTTTTTTCTTTTAAGCGATATTATTGCTGACGGCAATGACCATTCTAAAAAAGTTACTGTTTTAGTAGCTGTTGTTGTATTACCTCTACTATCAGTAACTTTTACGGATAAAGTTAAATTATTTGACGAATTGATTGTTCCAAAATCTATATTCCCTGCACTTGTTACGCTTTTTGTTGTGTTATTTATTGTCACATCATACTTGCTTATTGTTGCAGATTTTTTTGCAGTTGCACTTGTTATAGTAACTAATAACTTTGATAAATTTTGAACTAATTGCTGGTTGTTACCTGTAACATTCACTGTTGTTGAATTATTATCTTTATATGAGATATTGCTAGAACTAAATGTTGGATTACCATTTACTATCGTCATCGTTCTATCTAAATACGAGGCCGACAACTCTGATGATCCACTCATACAACAAATTGTAAATCTAACAACCAATGTATTACTTGATTTGCATAAGTTTCTCAGTGTATTTCTTTCACTCTCGCTTAAATTAAAAGTACAACTTGTAGCTCTACTATCAAGAGTTCTTGTTATTAATTGTGAATTACCTCCTGCTTCCATTTTTGCTTTCAATGAAAAATAACCTCCACTTGGATTAGTGAAAGTTATTGATGGATTTGATTCATCATTAAAATTATCAGCACTTGAGATATTTGAGTACCTTGGTATTCTTGTTAACCCTATACTACCACTTTTATTTTCATCTCCACTATAATAAACTCTTCCGTGTAATGTAAATCCTACATCTCCTGCAGTTCCATCTGCGTTATGACCTACTGTTATTGTTCCAGAAGTTGAACCAGTAGCTGCTGGGAATACTTTTGAACTCCAACTTGTTGTTCCAGAGTTATATACTGTTTGTCCATTTACAACAACACTACAATTATAAATAGAATAATATTGTGAACTTCCACCAATGGATTCCAAAGTCCATCTTATTGTTGAAGTATTGTTAGTAATACTATATGATTCTTCATATACTGTTAATTTTAAGTATCTTCCACTATATGAACTTGTTTGTACACTTGCCATGTTCCACCTCCTATGTTAATGGAACAATTCCAATTCCAGTATTATCTGTAGTTTTAATTCCTAACCATCTGGCTAATCCACATAAAGTTATTTCTTCTTCAACTACTGATTTCTTCATATGGAACTCATCTCCATTCATCCAAAAGACTTTATTTCCTTTGAAATCGTACCCCGTAAATTCAGATGGATTGATTACAACCTTACTACCATCTGTTCCATATATACAAATACCATTTTCATCAAATGTTCCTATTAATCTATTTGCAATATCATAAATTTCGATTCTACCTGCTTCATTCACTTTTGCACCAACTTTAAAAGTCCCACCTTTAACCAATGATGCTGTCATATTTATTACATTGATATTTTGCATATCTAATGTTCCATCAATAAGCCATGCAGAATTAAATGTTCCATTTATCCCTGTATTAGAGAAACCTATACCTTGAGCATTTATCATCATTACATTTGTTGCTGTTTCTTTAGGAAGAGCATCAACAACAAGGATTCTATCTCCTTCATAAATGACATAACTATCTCCAAGTTTTCCCCATATTTTAGAAGTTGCCTCATTTAATTCTTTTTTTAATGTGACTTTTACCACTTCATTTGCAGATGTAATATTTTCTTTCGTATCAACTTTAATTTTTTCAAATAAATTCTTTAATTTTGATTTAAAATTTCCAAACTCTATCTCTGTATATTTATCTCTAATGCAATCATATTTTAATGAGATAACATTAGTCATTAAGTTAATACCTAATTTTTCATGTTCTACTACAATTACATCTCCTAAATCAACTAGACCATCGATATGTGCTTTAACTTTATAATTGCATTTCATATATTGATTTTCTTCAAGATAATTTAATGCTTGTTTTCTTAAATCTTTTATAAGTGCCTCTTTATATTCGTCCTCTTTTAAATTACCATTTTCATCTTTATACTCATCTTGATTTATGTCTTGGTCAAACTTTATAACTTTTGTATAAGGTATATCATATTTAACACTTGATTTTAAATATAATTCTGGCAATGTTATTCCATCATAACCAACTGGCAACATCTTAGTTACAACGTTATCCCAATTTTCTGTAGCTTCTATATTTGTAGAGTTCTTTCCATACTTAATTACTACACCTCTATCTGTTCCTATTACATTTTTTACTCCAATAGTCCAGTTATCTCTGTATAAGTGACCTCCCCAATTTTCTACTACTATTGAAATGGCCTCCTCTAAACTTTTCCTAATTATTCTTGCAGAGTTTTGCAACGTAATATCTGATATCATTGTGAATGGTGTTTCAGTATCACAAGCATTATTCAAATGATCTAGAGCATCATTACAATTTTTATTTACTACATAAGAATCTGCTATTACATATTTAGATGAGTCTTTCCATAAGTGATATCCCTTAATAGATATTTTATTATTTTTTCTGTTTGGATTAGTCAACCTAAATCCTTGCTCTCCCCATCTTGTATTTGCTCTTACAATCATTCCTTCTTGTAGATAATCTAAATCATCTATCGATGTTTCTATATCGATATAATAATCTCCATTATCTTCTATATATATTTCTGCTTTAGTTGGGTGTAATATTTTCAAACCATTATTGTTAAATAGTATTTCATCTTTATCAAATACCTTAATCATTACAACCACCTCGATTTCGGCTCAATTGAAATTTTGGTAAGATTTCCAGACCACGATATTGTGTTTTCGCCAACTTCAAATATTGGAAAAGTTCCAAGCATATTTCTGTTTTTTAAAACATTATCTAGATACGCCTCTTCTTCAAGACTATCTATAACAACCTTTGTTTCGTTTTCTGGAAATACATATTTAAACAAATTAAAACCATTGAGTGATATCTCAATAGTTCCTGTTCCCTCTAATGTAATTATTGGTTTTGATTTTTCTAATCCAACATTAGTTATTTTTAATGACGTTTCATTATTTATATCAAGAATTATACTTTTTTCATCTTTTAGATATTTGTATGGCTGAGTATAAAACTTTACTACTGCTGTTTTAAATCTAATTAGTCTTTCATAATCTATTTTTTCAATTATTTGTGCTTTATAAACTTTATCAGGTTCATCACTAATTATTAGTTCTCCTACTCCTGTAAAATACTTCATAACTCTATCAATATCATAATTTCTTGCAAGACCTATTCCTATACTTTTGGTATAACTTTCATAGCCTAATTCTTCTATGATATCTCCATCTCTACCATCAATCTTAGTGATTGACGTTTTCATTTTTGGTTTAGTAATTGGTGGTATATTTGTAATTATTAGTCCTGGTATAGTTTCACTATCTATATTCTTCCATATTATTTTTGCCATTACGAATACACCACCTTTTCTATTTTATCTATTATCAACTCTCCAAATATTTCATCAAACACTTTAAAAGACATACCATTTAATGCTTCTTTAAATGCTGTTATTAATAAATCTAACGAATATGTGTTATTTTCCATATTCAAATTATCGTAATTAGTATTTACTCCTACATCAAAATCAGTAGGAATAGCATTCTGCATTAAATCTGATACATTATTCATTTCTTCTGTAAATCCTTCGCCTATACCAAGTGCTAGGTTTGTACCTATTTGATCCTTAAATACTGTTGATGGAGAATGAATACCAAAGAATGATTTTATACCATTCAAAATAGATTGACCAAATCCTTTTATTTTATTTAAAACCCAATCTTTAGCATTATTGATACCATTCCATAATCCTTGAACTAAATTTTTACCTACATCTGTAATTTTTGATATTCCACTTACTATTCCATCTTTAACTTTATTTAATAAGTTTTTACCTACTTCTCCAAGTTTTCCATAGTAATTTGCTATACCATTTATTAACGATGTTATTATTTGAGGTATTTTTGATACTAATTGTGGTATTGCTTTTACAAGACCTACTGCCAATTTAACTATCAAAACAACACCCATTTCAATAATTTTAGGCAAATTATCAGTAATAGCCGATACCAATTTATCAATTATTATAGGAATTTTATCAATTAATTGTGGCAAAGCATTTAGTAACCCCTCTGCTAGTCCAATTATCAACTGTATTCCTGCATCAATAATTAAATCAATATTATCTAGCAAAGTTTCTGCTATCAAAAGTACACAATCAATAATTTGAGGTATCAAAGTTGGTAACGAACTTGCAATTCCTGTTATAAGTGAAACTATAACTTGTATTCCTGCTTCTATTATTTGAGGTAACATTGAAACCAGGGCTTGTAATATAGTTTGTATTACTTGATTGATTCCTGACATTAAATTACCAATATTTCCTGTTATTCCAGTTATAAGATTTTGAATTAACCCTACTCCCATTTCTAATACTTGTGGAAGTAATTTATCTGCTAATCCTAATATCAAATTTACAATTCCATCAAGTGCAATACTTATTCTTGGAACTATATTTTCAGCCATTGTCATGACACTTTCTACAAAATTACTAATCAAACTATCGAAGTTTGCATTATCATCTGCTATTCCTGTTACCAAATTCGTCCATGCTGATTTCATAGAGTTTATTGACCCAGAAATTGTTGTACTTGCCTCTTTTGCTGTTGTTCCTGTTATTCCAAGTTCTCCTTGAATTACATGAATTGCTTGATATACATCATTAAGACTGCTTATATCATATTTAACGCCACTTATTTTACTTGCATCAGCAAGTAATCTTTCCATTTCTGATTTTGTACCACCATAACCTAATTTAAGGTTATCTAGCATAGTATAATTCTGTTTTGCAAACCCTTGATATGCACTTTGTATCATGGACATATCTGTACCCATCTTGTTAGCATTATCAGACATATCCGTAATTGCCATGTCTGCAACTTCTGCACTTTTTGCAGTATCATTATTTAAACTTTGTAAAAGACTTGCAGAGAAACTTGTAACTGTTTCCATGTATTGATTTGCAGATAGTCCAGCAGTTTTATATGCATTATTAGCATAGCCCTCTACAATACCAGCACTATCTTTAAATAATGTTTCAACACCACCAACCAACTGCTCATATTCTGCATAATTAGCTATGGCCTCTTTTCCAAGACTAACAATTCCATTTACCATTGTTCCCATTGCACTTGCTAATCCCTTAACACCTGCAATAATAGCCTCACTTGTTAAATGAGCTTTTATTAAATCTCCAAGTTTTAATGTTTCATTTCCTGCAGATTTTTCTGATGATGTAAATTCATCAATAGCTTTTGTTGAATTTCTTATTTTAGTTTCATTATCTTTAATATTTCCAGACAAAGTCTTAATTTCTCCAGCAAGAGCTTTAGCTTCTTTTGAATTTTTTCCTTGTTCTAATACTACAGAACCATATTGAACTTTAAGTTCATTTAGTTTACTCTTTTGTTCTGCTATTTTATCGTTCAGCTTATCGTATGATGATTTATTTTCATTTAAACTTGCATTGTTTTGTTTAAGTTCTGTATTCAGTTTATTTACTTCTGCTTCTGCATTATTTAACTGAGTTTGATATTTATTTATTGTAAGTTTATTTTTATCATATTGAGCTTCTTCTTTAGCGAGTTGAGTAGATAAATCAGCAACAATCTTTTCTTGATTTTTTATTTCATCAGATGTTGCCGTTGTACTATTCTTTAACTCATCTAACTTCTTTTTTTCTTTTTCAAGATTTACCATTAACTCCATTATTCCACTAGCATTCTTATCCTGCTGTGTTTTGAAGTCTTCAAGTGCTTTTCTATAGGTAGCGACCTTTTTATTTCCTTCTTCTATCTCTTTATTAAGAATAGTATTTCTAGAGGTTATGGCTTGTACAGATTTATCGTTTTTATCAAATTGTGTTGATACAAGTTTCATCTCACTAGCCATAACTGTTAGATTGCTTGTAATTGTTTTCAAGGCTTTGGTATATTCACTTTCGCCTGTAAGTTTTATTGATCCACCAAATGAACTAGCCATATATACCTCCTTCCTTAATTAAGCCATTCCTCATTTTCCATTACCAATTCATTTAATCTTTGATAGCTAATACCTTTAAGAGTAAAATCATAATAATTTTGATAATGGTAATACAGATTTTTGAAAGTTCTATACGTAAGCCTTCCTACTTCTTTACTTGGTAATCCAAGTAACTTTATTCCCACAAACAAAATCCACGAGAAATCAATCTGCTCTGATTCTTCCTCGTGGACTATATGTTTTTTGGGTGTTCCTCCTTAACGCTTTCTGTAATAGCTTTATTTAATTTTTTAGCTGATTCTTGTATTCCTGCTTTAGTAATCAATCTACCAACTTGTTTTAATGTTAATAATGGATTTTCTGTGCCTTTTTCATCATTTTCAATGTCTATACCTTCATTTATCATTTCAGTAAAACCAAATATTAATGCTTTAGCATTTGGTTCTCCATTTTTATTATCAGTAAGTTTTCCCCACTTTTGAACACTTCCATATTTAGCTTGAATTGTTTCCATTACATTTAAATTAAATACAAGTGGATACATCTTTCCATCTACTTCAAATTCAAATTTATAATCTTTCATTTTCTTCTACCTACTTTCCTGCTGGTGCTTTTAACAATCCATCAAGATATGTTATTGCTTCCTCATATGTTTCAAATGTTTTAGTTTTTGACCAAGTACCATCTTTTAATTTTAAAACTGTCCCCTCTAATGTGGTTGTAGTAAATTCAACACTCTCGCCTTTTGTCTTTTCATCTGGTAGAGCATCCTTAAATTTTACTTTACTCAAAAATTCAACTTTGTATTTATATACTCCTGATACTACTTTTGTAATGATTCGACCAAATCCAACATAAGGTGGAATGTCAGTATCCTTTCTTATCATTTCGCCATCTTCACTGATTTCATGACCTGTTAAATTAGAAAATGTTTTGTCATCATCTTCATCAACTGTTATTGATACTGTTCCTTTTTTTACTGAATAATCACTTTCTGCTAGACCATCATCTGCATATAATTCTGCAGAATTTAAGTCCAATGAAACTTTACAATCAATTGCCTTGCCTAATTGTAATGAACCTTTGTATGTTTCCTTTTCTTCATCTAATAAACCATATCTAAAGTTTTTTAAACCTATTCTTGCCATATTTATCTCATCCTTTCCTTTTCAAATTCTATGGTTTTGTGATATAGTCCTGTATCTTCTTCATACATATCTGGACTACATCCAACTCTTATAAATTCATTATTTTCCATTAACTCTATAATTCTTTTTTCTATTTTCAAAAAGTTTGATACACTAAATATATCTATATCAATACTTACAATACTTCCAATTTCTTTATCATCTCCAAATAAATAAGGATCATCTCCTGTGAATGTATAAGTCACATAAGTTTTTTCTTTCCCTTTATAAGTTAAATAGCTTACTGGGATTTTTTTATTATCAACTTGAAAATTATTAAATATAGTTTTTAGTAATTCATAATCATTCATCTTTTATGTACCTCTTTTGAACATCTAGCATCGCATTTGTTATTGCTGACTTTTGATTAAATGCCTTTCTTAAAAATGGCTTTTTCTTTTCGCCTTTACTTGTTCCATATTCTCTTGCAAGTGCTATTAGTGGTATTGGTGTTCCATCGTCCTTATAACCATAAAAACCGACTTTGGTATTAATACCATCATCGGTTATAGTCTTATATGGTCTTGTTATCTTTAATCCTTTTTCTATACTTTCAGTTTTTTTAAAACTTGACTTCATATTTGATTTTACATTGTTGTATACAACTTTAGCTCCTGCTTGAGTCATTTCTTTAAACATAGTATCGGATTCATCTGTCAGCTTTTTTATGCTACTCATAAGTTCTGTTGGAAATTCTATATTAAATCCTGCCATTATTTTGTTACTTCTTTCGCCTGGATTTCTAATTCAACATTTTCTTCATCGACATTATTCAGATACTCTATTGTGTACTTTTTAGAATTAAATTCTATAACCATATCACGAGTAATCTTAGTCTTTGGATATCTTATAGTAAAATTAGTATAAGCTTTTTCAAAATCAGAATTATTTGCTATCAATGTAAATCCTTTTGTTGTTTTTACATTTGCCCAGGTAGTGAGAAGAAGTTTTTCAGATTTATTTTTAAACCCACTTTTATCTTCTTCTATTGCTTCCTGGAATATTGATATTTTTTTATTATACTTACCTGCATTTAACATATATTATTCCTTGAGTGAAGTCCTAATATTGTTTCTACAACTTTATTCAAATTTGTCTTATCAACATATAACGTTCTGTTATCATACATATCTTGGCACAAAATAAAAATGACAATCACAAAATCGTCATATTCGTCTAGGTCTTGCACTCCAGTATTTTCTTTTATAAAACTTTTTGCAATATTTATTAAATTATCGAGCAATGTTTTTTCTTCTTCGCTGACTTCAGATAGTCTGATATAATCTGCGATTTCTTGAAATGTTATTTTACTAACTTTCATACTTTCCTCCTATCTAGAGGTTACTTGTTACTATTTTGACTCTGTTGATTTTACTTGACTTCCAGCACATACAAGTTTTGAAATCTTTTGTGCATCTTCTACCTTAGAATCAAATTCCATCCAAGCAACAACTCCTACAGCGTGTTGATCAGCATATTTTTCTCTTAACACTTCGATTTCTAATTCCTCTACAAATTTTGTTGCAAGTCCACTCATATCTCCATAATATACTGGAGTATTTCCTGCACCTATTTCATCCATATTGTCTGACTCATAAACTGGTTTACCAAGTAATGTATAACCAAAATCATTAGTAATATCATCTTGTAACAAGTATCTACCATTACTATCTTTTAATAATGAAATAGTTGTTAATGTTTCTGGTGACATTATCCAAATAGCATTTTTTTGAAATCTTTGTTTTACTTTTCTTTTAGTTTTTATTAATTCATCAGCAGTTATCTCTGTTGCTTTAGCAGTTTGGATTTGTAATTTTACTCCTTTTGCTAAACCATCAACCTTTCCTTCTGTTCCGTGAATTAGTTCTCCTTCAACAAAGATTGCTATTGACTCAGACATAATGTTTATAACTTCTTGTACAATATTAAAATCACTATTATTTACTAATGATTTAGATATTTTTGCTAATGCTCCTGCTAAAAATCCAGTTAATTCAATATTAGCAAATGTACCAATATTACTTTCTAATGATTTAAATTCTGTTGCATAAGCCATGTTTACCTTTGCAGATGATGTTTCTGAGTAGTATGGTATCTCTAATTTTCCTTTAACATTGTATTTTGTAGATTTCTCTAAAATAGGTGATATATCATATACTTGCTTGATTATTTTCTTAGCAATTGATACTGGAATAACTGCCCCATTATCTCCTTTGGTTAAATTAACATCAGCTCTTTCTTCTGCAACAATTCCACGAATATATCGTTCAAATGCCTTTTCTTCTTGTATAGCTCTTTCTTCTTGTTCCTTCATTTCTTCATCTTCCTCCTTCTTTTCTTCTTCCTGTGCTTCATCTGGTTCTTTTGTTAATTCACGACCTTTTGTGATAGCACTTAAGGTGTCATTTATTCTTCCAATTTCACTTTCTAATTCTTTAAATAATTCATTCTCTTCATCAGTGAATGCTCTTTCTTCGGTCTTTACTGTATTAAGTAATTCCTCCATTTTATTTTGCTTTTCAGCTTTTTGTTCTGTTAATGCTTTTAAATTCATAATTTTCTCCTCCTAATTTTTCTTTATTTTTTCTATTCTTTTCTCATAATCCGAATAATCTATTTTTTCTTTTAATTTTTCGGTTTCTTTTATTTCTACAGAACTAAAACTTTCCGTTCTGTATTCAACTACTTTTACTTTGTCATCTCGCATTTCAATGCTAGTTCCAAGGTATGCTGGATACTTTCTATCATCAATTATTGATACTTCTAGCAAATCCAAATCTCTAACAACTCTTTCTTCTATTCCATCTTCATTTGTTTTTCTATCTTCTTTATTACATAGAAATCCAAATGACCAACCTCTTAATTTGTTTTCCTTGGCTTTCTGAATAACTTCTGAGTCATCAATTTCTACTATTGCTCGAAGTCCTATGTTGTCCTCAAATAATTTAGCTTTACCACTTTTAGTATCTGCTAGTTCTCTATCTTGTTCATGATCTAATAAAACCCTTACGTTTTCTGCTCTTTCTAATGCTTTTTGAAAAACGCCAGACCTTATCTTTTCTATGAATTGACCTCTAGTGTCATACAAGACTTTTGATGCTCTTTCCACAGCATTTACATATCCATCTATAACTATCTTGTCTTTTCTAACTTCAACTCTCATTGTTACCACCTCCATTCTGTCCATTCATATCAACTATGGCATTTGTATTTGGGGTATAATATTTTCCTGTGTTTATATCAAATACAACATTTGCAAGATTAAGTGTTATAACATCTAATCCTTCAATGCTGTCATAGTCTTCTAGATATCTAATTTCATTTTTACTAATCCATCCTGTTTCGGCAGCAACTTTATATGCCTCATATCTCTCTTTGATATTGCCTCTTGTTATTTCTCTTGTATCAAATTCAAAATAAAAAGACTCTTTCTCTTTTTCGAGTAAAAAGTCTTTGTTTAGTGCTGTTTTTATTGCACTTAATATTGGCATTACCGCTTCTTTCATAAACTCATCAAAATTTGGCTTGTTATGAAATATATTGTCTATTTCATCTTGAAGTGTTTTCTTACGCTCATTCAATTGCAATTCTACTGTTGTACTTGAACCTTCTTTAAAATCCATTCCTTCATTCAATACAATTGCATTATCACTTTTATTTGAATATAAATTAGCCCAGGCTTGTTTTAACATTTGGATTTCTTTTTCTCCTAACCTTCTTTGAGAAGTTATAAATCCCTTTTTCGCTCCACCTGTTTTGACTAATCCAAGTTCATACAAAAGTGTTTGATATGCATTCTCTATTGCTGTTGACACTTCACTTATTACACTTCTACCAGAACCACCATTTTTGGTACTTCTTAGTATTGTAAGAAAATTAAAAGTTTCATAATTTTTTCCTTGAACCATATATGTTATATCCTTAAATATTGGATCAAAGTTTGTATTGATAGTTACATTACTAGCATCTACATATCTTAAACTCTTAAACTTATTTTTAGATTTTTCTATGTATAGATATCCACCTTTATCCAACAAGTAATCTTGAACCCATGCTTTTCTCATTTGAAATGCATCAAGTGTATCTCCAGGTTCTGTGTTTAACAACTTAATTCTTGGATCACTTTTCACTTCTTCAACTTTCTTTTTTCCAGTTGTTTCATCTATTGACTCTTTATATAGTTTAATAGGTATCATCGCAACTGTATTACATATTCTATCAACAGCACTTGATACTGCAGGCAGTGAGATTGCTTTTTCTTTATCAATTTTTTCTCCCTTTAGCATTGCCTTTAAAAGTACATCATTTACAAGCTCATCAGTTTGAGTTACTGTTTCATCTCTTTTTCTAAAAAAATTAAATAATCCCATGTTCCACCTCCTATTCTATTACCTGTACAAAGAATCCATCATTGTCTAAGAATACATCCTGTTGTAATAAGTAAACTGCATTTATCAATGCAACTACCATATCAACCTTTCCTTGACTTCTTTTCTTTGTAATGTATCTATTCATATTGGTATCATAGGTACATCTTGCATTTTCAAAGTTAATTTCTAATAATTTATTTTCTTCATATCTAAACTTTCTATCTAATATCTTTTCATATAATAATTTTGTCGGACTATGTAATGTATCACTATGTTGTCTAATCTGAATTGTAGTATATTTTCTCTCCCATTTTTGAGCCGATGATAATGCATTATACCTATCATATCCAATAGCCATTATTGTAACTTTATATTTATTTTCTATTTGAAATACGAAGTCTTCTATGATGGCATAATCTACTGTTTTATTACCACAAGCAATACATTTCATAGTTTTTATAAATTTTCTATAATCTATCTTCTCAAACTTATTTTTCTCATCTATTCTTCCTTCTGGAATAAATGCAACAACATCAGCAAGTATTTCATCATCTTCCTCAGATACCATTGCTACTGCACAGTTATCGTTTGTCATTGCAAGGTCAACTCCTAGATATACTTTTCTACCAGTCCAATTAATATTTGCTACCTTACAACTCATTACCTCATTTATATCTATGTAACTTTCTGTTCCCATTCCCTGATAAATAATATTGCAGTGCTTTGTAAGAAAGTTTTCTCTTACACTTTCTACTGCTATTGCTTTGGCTCTCTTCTTAATTAAATCTTCCCATATTTCTGGGATTTCAAGAGCAACTGGATTTGAATGCTTTAACACATTATCATCAGTTGTCCATTTGCTTATTAGCTCTTCATCTGGTTCATATAGCAAGGCAAATACTGTTTCGTCTTTTTCTATTCCATCTAATACTCTTTTCGCATATCCGACTTCATCTTCAAATGGATTATTGAATGTTGGATACTTAGTTGAAATAATACAACCTAACTTATTTAAAATATTTAATTGTCCAGACCTCATTGATTCAATCGCATATGGATTTGGTAATGCTCCTACTTCATCAGCAAGAAATACATTTGGTAATTTCCCATCCATTCTACTACTTGAATAATTTAGTGGATAATATCTGCTCTCCGTTAGATTAAATTGTATATAATCCCTTAAGATTTTAAATCTTTTAGTTTCTTTATGAATGTATATTAATGGACTAGATTTTAACGTTTCTTCTATTGCTGTTTTAACTTCTCTTGATAGTGAACCATCAGGAGCAACTGAATAGAACTTTGAGTATTTAGGCTCTAATAAAAACAACAAAATAAATATTGTTGCTATTGTATAAGTTTTAAAATTTTTTCTTGCTATTTCAAGTATTGCTGTTTCATATCTTCTTTTATCTAGATTATTACGATATACTACACATAAAATTGAAATATAAAATACCCATTGGTATCCACAAGAACACTCATAAATTGATTGTCCTGCTTTTAAACCTTTGGGCATTATTAAAATTTTTAAAATTGATTCAATTTGTTTTACTTTCGCCTTGTTTATTAAATACTTTTGATTCTTTCCATCTGCTATATCTAGGAACTCTTGGCATTGTTTAATCACATATTTTGGTGCTGGTATTTTATAATTTACAACATCACTTGCATACTTATATGCTTTATTGTTCAATCTTACCACCTGCTATTATTTGTAGCAGTGGATCATCATCTTCGGTCACATCATCTTTTCTTAATGATATTATAATTTTCATTAATGTACTTACTGTCTTATTAGCACTGTCTGTAGTTCTATTGTAATCAGATATTGCTGGATGAGAATAAACATTCTTTCTTCCTTTAACATACTCTTTAGTTACAAGAGTACCATCCTCTTTGATAGTTTTTTCCAAATCATTCAATATTTGTAATTGAACTTGATATCTTTTAAATGTTGTTAGAAAGAAGAAGTTTTGTTCTACACCATGTTGTTCTGCAATTCGAAGGATTTCTTGAGCCTGTTCGTTTAATGACATTTTGTTCATTAAAAATTACCTCCTTCTTAATACAAACCCCATTCTGCAAATTTTTCAAATCCACCCATAAGGTTTATAAATTCTCTTGCTATTTCAACTATTTCTTTGTATGGTCTATCATCAACTATTTCATCTCCAATAGCACAACTAATGTTTACCACTTTTCCAGTAAACTGTGCCTTTAAAAATGCATAGATATTCACAGATACATCTGCCTTTGATAAGTCTTTTCCATGTATACCTCCACCTGTTACGCTTTCTGCCATATCACTGCCAAGCTTTCTATTTGTTGCACCTGTGTCTACATTTATACCACCTGTCCAATATCCCAATGGATTGATTACTGCAGTTGGATATAATCGTTTTAGTTCTTTTTTATGTGCATTACTCTGACATATTATCAAACGACCATTTTCATCTAATATGTATTTACCATCACAATAATATTTTTCATAAATATCTCTTGCTATTTCAGAAATTACAACATCACACATTCTTATTGGAACACCTTTAAATATTCCATTATCTCCACATCTTATTTTTTTATTTTGATTTTTATATAAGTGTCTATCCTGTTTTACTACTTGTAAATCCAATTTAACTTTTCCTGCAATTCTATTTACGATTCTTGCCACTTCTTTAAATGAAAACAGCTCACTTGTTTCAATTATTACATGACATCTTTCATGTCCTATTAAAACCTCAACTGCTACTTTTGGATTTCTATTTTTCTTATATGCCAAATCAACAATAGCTCCAGCAATTCTATCAGCTATTTTATCTGGATGACTTGGATTAACTTTTTCTATCATTGTTCGCTCCTCTCTATTCCTTCTACTAATTTAACGGCAGTTTTTCCCGTTAGTGTTTCCCATCTATCTATGATTACATCAACATATTTAGGATCAAGTTCTATTGAATAACAATTTCTTCCTAAATATTCACAACTAATAAGAGTTGACCCAGAACCTCCAAAAAAGTCAATTACATTCTCTCCTGGTTTGCTACTGTTTCTTACTAATCTTGATATTAATTTAATTGGTTTCATCGTTGGATGAACATCATTTTTTAATGGTTTATCTTCATGAATTATTGTTGTTGGTGTTTTATCTTCTATTATTTCTTTTATCATATCTTTCAATTCTTCTTTAGATAGTTTATCTAAATCAGCTTTATCTTCAAACACTGTTGTTTGAGTCCTATCATTTATAAAATAATGACCAGCACCTTCTTTCCAACCATATAAACAAGGTTCGTGCTTCCATTGATAATCTTGTCTACCAAGCACAAGAGCATTTTTTACCCATATTAGATTTTGCTTTACTTGGCCTCCTGCATCCATTAATGCTTTTCTAAAGTTATATCCCTCTGTATCTGCATGGAATATATAATATGCTCCTCCTGGCTTTAAAACTCTCATCATCTGAGTATAAAAAGCATTAAGAAATAAATAAAATGATTCATCATCCATGTTATCATTTAATATTTTATTTCCATTATCTCTTTCTTTTCCATAACCACTTTCATTTATTGAACCATAATTAACATTGTATGGTGGGTCTGTTACACATAAATCCATAACTGCTCCATCTAATAGTTTATCTATATCATTCTGACTTGTACTATCTCCACACATTATTCTGTGGTTTCCAAGTTGATAGATATCTCCATATTTTGCCTTTGGTATTTCTGGTAGTTTTTCTTCTACATCATAATCATCCTCTTCAAACTCTATGTCTGTTTGATTAAAATCAAAATCTTCAAGTTCAAATCCAGTAAGTGACACATCAAAATCTAAATCAGCCAGTGCTTTTATTTCCTGTCTTAATATTTCATCATCCCAACCTGCATCAAGTGCAAGTTTATTATCTGCTAAAATGTATGCTCTTTTTTGTTCATCTGTTAAATCTTCAACAAATAAACAAGGTACTTCTTCCATTCCTAACTTTTTAGCACCTAACACTCTACCATGTCCTGCTATTATTCCAAAGTTGCTATCTATTAAAACTGGATTTATAAAACCAAATTCTTTTATGGATCGAGATATTTTTTCTACTTGTTCTTCACTATGAGTTCGAGCATTATTTTCATATGGCTTTAATTTTTCAATTTTAACATTCTCGTATCTTCTCATATTTGACCTCCATTTTCCAAAAAACTCACGGAAAAAATAAAATTGTGTGAATGAAGGTGGGCTGTCGGTCTTGAAAAAATAAAAAGAATTGATTGTTTGATGGTGGGGGGATTGATTATTCTCCGCTTCTTATCAAACTTCTCAATTCTTCTCTACTTATTTGACCTTTCTCTGCCATTTCATGATGCATTCTACACAATGTTATTAAATTATTACTATCTAATCTCATTGAGTAATCTTCTTCTATTGGTACAATATGATGAACTTCTAACTCCTTATATGTATATTTATAATTCGTATCATATTTTCTACTTAGACACACCTTGCATAGATACTTATCTCTCTTTCTTATACTCTTGCTTTTTTCTGTCCACTTATTTGTTTTTCTAAAACTATTAGCTTTACTCTTTTTCTTTGTGGTTGGTCTTTTACATACTATATTCATATCATGTATTGTTCCGCAGATTGAGCAAGTTTTAAGCATCTATTTCACACTCCTTTTATTCGCACAAAAAAAGACTACCTCGTTTATAGGTAATCTTCTATGATACTATTATATTACTTTTAGTCTTGCCATACAATGACACGAACTGCCAACTTTTATTTATGTCCAACACTATAGAAATAATACACTACAAATGCTAATATAAATAAGCAAATTGCAATCATTAGCACTCTTTTTTGAAAGTCTATAATATTTTTTATTTTCTTAAATATCAAGCATTTATCCATTCTATAATCATTTTCAAATATTTTGTTTTCCTGTAACATTATAGAGTTTCTATTATATTCAAATAGTAAACTGATATATGTTCTTAATTTCTTGTATCCAAACAAAAAAGCAAATATCTTATTATTTTCAATAGTTTCATCAATCAATTCAAGTATTTCTTTAATAGAATCTACCTGGCTCTCAATTATTCTTATAGTCATTGAATCATATTTATTAGAATTATTTGTATCAATAAAATTGTTTTTTAACTTTATAATTTTAGATTTTATTTCTTTATGTCTTTTTAATGGTTCTATAAAAAAAATTTTAGATAATATAGCTATTAATATTGTGGTTATTATAGGTGTTGTAATGTTTAGAATTAATTCCTGAATATTCATATTTCAAGCTCCTAATAATTACAAATCAATTTGTATTTTTTCATTAGTTTCTTTGTTCACACAATAATAAATTGTATATTCATGATGTGGTTTTGGATTCACATATTTTGACTCTATTTTATATTTGTTTTTGCATTCTGGACATTCTATCATTGGAGTTCCTTCTTCATATCTATTCCAGTCATCCATCATTATTTCTTGAGTTATAAAACCTTTACCACATGGACATTTTATTTTTCTTTCACTTTTATCCCAACTCATTAATACTCCTCCTTAATCTAACTTTAATTTGCATATATTATACTATAAAACTTTGTTTTTATCGAGGATTTTACCAAAATTATATAAAAAGATTATCCCTAAATTAGAGATAACCTTTCATAGCATTTTAACTGATTTTATTATTTAATTTATATTTGAAGAACTCATATAATTTTATATTGTTATTGACCTTTCTCATTACAGATTGTTCCTTTTTCTTCTTTTCTTAACCAATTGCTGTGTTTTCTATATACACTTCTAACACTCATATACATTTCTTCCGATATATCATCCCAGCTTTTAAAGTCAAGATATCTTTTATTAAAAATTATTCTTGTTTCTATATCACTTATTGTTGATATATACTTTTCTATTTTTTCCATTTCTTCAAGAGCTTGTATTTTTCTTTTTTCTAACTTATCTTTTAATCTTATAAGTAATTCTATCTTTCTTTCAATAGGACTCTCGTTACTATGTGCTATTGGCATTCCTGTTATTTTTGATGATCCAATTGTTGTTTCATTTATCGATTCTATCCTATCTTCTAAATCTTTTATTTCAAGTGATAAATAATAATATTTTGACAATTCTTTTTTTGTCATACTTTAAGAACTTTTTCCTTTTTCCATTCCAATATGTGGCACATTCTTAACATTTCATTTGCCCTATGTCTTATGTTATCGATAGTTTCATCTATTTCCTCAGTTGTTTGGCAAATAAAGAAACCACCTGTTTTACCACTAACACTTCCTACTATCAGATAAAATCTTGTATCCTCTCTGATATTCTGAATTACTTTTCTCATTGATTTATCACTTTTTATATCAAATATTTTTCTTAATTCCTTATTCTTAATAAGATTTTGCTTTCCTATATGATTTTCTATTAAATAGCTATATACTTTTTCCTCCATTCTACCACCTCTATTCTGTTAAGTATCGATGGCTTGTACTTAATGTTTTCATCTCTTTGTATACTAATGGAACTTTATATCCATACTTTTGCATATCTTCCAATAACCAACCAGGTATTATTCCTGCTGATACAAACATTATTGCTTTATCATAGTTCCTCATTTCATGATCTTCGTCAAGTTCGCCTACTACTCCATATTTGAAATAGCCATCTTTATACATTAAATCTAATATTTCTATTTTTTTACGTTCATCAATATCTTTACACACACTAATCATTTCAGCTATTGTTGGTATATATTTATTTGTTACTGCCATTTTCTTTATGGCTTTTTTAAATGTTATTTCATCTATTTCTTGAAAGTATTCATACCATATACTTACTTGAGTTGAGTCAAATTCTTTGTTATATAAAATACCTAGATAACTCATTGCTTTTGCAAATTGTTCTTTAGTCATTTAAATAATCTTCCCAATCTATCATTTTTGCTAAATCTTTTGTAGTAATATTTCTTTGAACGGTTGGTTGATTTAAGTATCCTTCAAACTTTGTTCCAAACAATGTTTCTGGTCTTAAATATTTAGCCATATCAGTTCCGTACCATTCATTAAATTTTTTGTCTATTACTATTTTAAAGTCATCTAGAGTGTATCCTTCATTAAATCTAGCATGAATTGGAGTTCTTGTTTTAGCTGATGTTGATTTGTAATTCGACCCAATCTTTTGATTCAAGTAATTAACAATTTCAGCATATGGGATATTGTCCTGCTTGTCTGGACTAATTACCTCTATCTCTTCCTCTATACTTTCCTTACTCTTAACTAACTCTAAACTTTCCTTACCTATACTTACCTGTGTATCCATTGTGTGTCCAGATTGTATACAAGGTGTATCGGAACTCATATATGCTTTATTTTCATCAAGTAAAAGCATTGACTTTTCTTGTTTATAGTTAGTTTCCTTATACCTATCTTTCTGAATGTAATTGTGTATTTTCCAGTGTTTAATAACTACTACTCCTGAATCAAATGGAATAATAAACTTTCTTAATATCAATACATTTATATCATCAGATGATGCCCCTATCATTTTCATTATTTTCTTTGGAGAATTAACAAATCCATCATCATCTGCTCTCATTCCTAAATCATAATATAATAATCTAGCACTTATTGGCATATCTAGGAATGCATCACTATCAATTATTGTTTTTGCAAACATTCTTCTTTCTGCCATTACTTTTTACCCATCTTATCTATAAAATAAATTATGATAATGGTGGCACAAATTATTAATGTAATAATAATACTTTGCATGACACTTACCTCCTATATATAATTTCTTCCAATCAACTTTATAAAATCATCTCTTGTATGAGTTTCTTCGTACTTCTTTTGACAAGTTTGCTTTAGAAACAAATCAAGTTTATGCCCTTTCATTCCATGTACTCCATTTGTACCTTCATGATGGTCATAACATAACCAAACTTTAAAACCATTCTTCTCACTTATTTTTCTATTAGCGGTTCCAAAGTATATATGATGGTCATGTAAACCTGTTTGTTTAGAGCAAATAAAACATTGTTTTTTAGTTTGTATAATACTTTTCATTAGTTTCTATTCCCAACTCATTTGCCCATGCAATAATAATATCTAATAATTTTTTCATTTCTTTAGTATTTAACTTAGAACTTCCAACAAAACACTTATATACAATATATTCTTTTCCATTTTCATATGTAGGTCTTACAACCCTAACAGCTCTAAAATTTTTTCTTAATTCATCTTCTGCTTCACTTATTCCAAGTAAATAAATATACTTAGCATTTGCTTGTTCTAATGCTAATGAATATATTTCTATCTCACTCATATTTTGAGTGTCATGGTCAGCTATTTTATGAATTAGAGCCCACATATATTTGTTTTGCTGTAATGTTCTTTTGCTTCTTATTTCTTTAAGTTCAAGCACATATTCTTTATTATTTTCTATCTCTATGTCAGAGAATAAATTTTCTATGAGCATCATTTGATTTTTTATGTTTCTAAATACTTGTCTTACAATTACTGTTGTTCTCATTAAAATGGCAAATCATCATCAGTTACTACGCTATCTCCAAAATCAGAAAATGGATCATCATTAATGCTATCTTCTGGATATTCAGGTGCTGGTCTTTCATCTTTAGATTTACTTTCTAAAAACTCTAATTCACTAATAATTACATCTGTTAGATATCCTCTACTACCATCTTCTTTTTCGTAGCTTCCTGTTTGTATTCTTCCAATTATGCCAATACGATTTCCTTTTCTTACATAATTACATATAGTTTCGGCTCTTTTATCCCATGCCACTGCACTAATGAAATCAGCATCCTTTTCTCCCGATTCATTTTTGAAATTACGATTTACTGCAATTGTAAATCGTGTATATGCCTTATTACTTTGAGTATATCTCAATTCAGGATCGGCTGTTAGCCTTCCTATTAAAACAACTTTATTCATATTCTTCCTCCATTAAATAATTTTTTAAAAATTCCGTTACCATTTCTTCTTTTATAGGTAATTCAATATATTTTCTAACTTTATCTCTTAGATGTATTCCTCTCAAAAAGGAAATATCTACATTATATGATTGTTGATATCCAATTCTATATAAATTTGTTTGAAAAGCCACATACTCTTTATCAAACACACTTGTCCTTTTTATGTCGGCAATGCCTACTTTACCTTCATATTCAAGTATCAAGTCTATTCTTCCTGCTGATACTGGCTTACCATCAAAAAATAAAACTATTGGTACTTCATTATCACGACATTTAAATCCAAATTGCTTTTTCAAAAATTTATAATTTCTTAGTTCAATACATTCTGGATTATCAATGTTTTTCTTTTCATAATTCTCAATTGATTTATGTACTTCCGTTCCTTTATCAGCTGCTCTTTTTAATACTCTTTTATCAACGCCATTATATTTATTTCCAAATTTACTCTTTAACATTTGAGTAATGCTTGGAAGAATAACTCCATCATAAATGTATGTATGTGTTTCATCTATGTATTCAAGTATTCCTCCAGCTATTTTCCATGTTTCTATCATTTAGTTCTAATTGTAATGTAGGCTGATTTTTTTCCATCCATTGTTACATATTTATCATATAAATCTGGATTTTCTTCTTGAAACTTTTCTTTATTAAACTTTTCAAGATTTGTTTGTTCTGCAATATAAGAAATTGAAAGTCCTGTTATTTCATCTGCAATTTTTATTACACCTTTTGCTTCCATTGCTTCTTTTATTGTCTTTTTATATCCATCTTGAATTGCCTTTAATTCTTTAATTTTCTTTTCAATATCTATAAGATTATCAACCATTCTTGATGCAAGAATAGGTTTGTCATTTTCAATTACTATTAAGTCCTTCATTATTTTTCCTCTTTTCTATCTTTAATAATTTTTGAAGCATTTTCCATTGATAATTCATCAACTTTTGATACTTTGTAGGTAGTTTTTAGAATCTCTTTTAAGCCTTTTACATCATCTTTAAACAGATTCTTTATGGCTGTTTTCTGTCCTGGAGTTATTGTTCCTTTTTTAGGTTTAGAACTTTGTACCTGCTTTTTATAATTATTTGATTTTGAAGAGTTCTTTTCATCCTCTCGTTCTGGATCATCCTGAGTTGCAACTAAAAATGTTGAAGATAAAAATCTTTTTAATGCTCCAGTTGTAGCTTTGTATCCTGCTTTATCTCCACGATCAAGACCCTCTCCAGTATGCTTACTTGTTTCTGTAAATCCCGTATCAATATCAATTAGTGTACAAGCAAGTGTTACTGTTCTTCCAAATGGTTGCTTATCAGTTCCTTCAAATGTTCCATAGTCTATTTCATCAACAAACAATTCAATTCCATATTCACTAAATAATTCTGTAAATAATTCTTTATATTGTGCCTCGCTAAAATATTGGTAGTTATCATATTCATTAACTTCTCCATTTGTTAATTTTCCCTTTTCTTTTAAGGCTTTTCTTATTTTGTTTTTCTTTTGTTGCAATTTGGCACATAATTCAAGTGTATTAGTTGGTGTATTATCCTGCATTAGTTACACCTCCTTGATCCGCTAATTTTCTTAATCTCTTTTCATCAATATTAAAATATTTAATTACATATTCCATTGATACTAAATATCTTGGAAATACCAAACCATCATCGACCATTTGGTTTCTAATTTCATTTTTTATTTTAAGGGCTTTGTTATACCCAACACATCCTATCTTTTGAATATCTGCTGTTGATGCCCACAATTTATTTATTGTTTTTAATACTTGATTAGCATTCATACTTTTATTCATGGTCACACCTCGTTTCTATAACAACTGTAGGTGCTTCTGTGTTTCTTACTAATTGGTTCAATTTTTGACCAACAAAAAACAACTGTACTATTATTAACATTTCTGGTAATAATAACAGAGTTGCCTTAACCCAAGGCTTTAATATTATTTTCTTTTTCATTTTTCGTTCCTTTCTTTATTTGATTTTTGTTCAGTTCAGTTTAGTTTGGTAGACTAACTATAATATTTTGCTTAGTTTGGTAGACTAACATTTTCTTTATTACCATTTTGGTAAGTAGATGGTAAAAAAATTTCTTCGAGTGACTTTTTAAAATACTTGGACAGAGCAAACATTTCATCACTCGTAAATTGCGAGATGCCTTTTTCCTTGTTGCAATATGTCCTTTTTGTGATATTTAAGTATTCTGCTAGGTCTTTTTGTCGTACATTGTAGACTTTTCTAAGCTTTATTAACTTTTCTTGCATCTATTTCTTCCTCCTTTCTATCTAATGACACTCACATTATAATACCAATTTGGTAATATTACAATAGTTTTTTGAAATTTTTTTCTTTTTTTTTGAAATATTATTCCATTTTGGTAAGTTTTATGCTATAATCAGCTTATGGAGGTGCAATATGGATATTAATAAATATGTTGCCGATAAAATTAAATATTATCGAATCCAGAGAAATTTGTCCCAGGAAGAAGTTGCTGAAGAATTAGAAACTTCTGCAGTAAATATTTCAAGATATGAAAATGGTGATAGAAAAACTAATCAAGATATATTATTTAAATTAAGCCAACTATTTGGTGTATCTATTAATGATTTTTTTCCACCTGTTGATAATGCAAAATATATTGACCTTATATCTAATACTATCAAGATTCCAGTTCTTGGTTTTATAAAAGCAGGTGTTCCTATTGAGGCACAAGAAGATATTATTGATTATGTAGATATTCCTGCAATATGGACAAAAGGTGGCAAAGATTTTTATGCCCTAAAAATTTCTGGAGATAGCATGACTCCTAAATATAATGAAGGAGATATTGTTATTTTTGAACAAACAAAAGACTATGAAGCAGGACGAAACAAAGATTGTGCTGTTATGGTCAATTGTACTGAATGTACTTTTAAAAAGGTATTTATTGATGAACATGGTATAACATTACAACCTTATAACATGAATTACGAACCAATGCGATTCACAAAAGAACAAGCTATGCAACTACCTATTACTGTAGTAGGAATTGCAAAAGAAAAAAGAGTATCTTTATAAAAAAAAGACCTACTGTTCGAGCAGTAGATCATGAAAACCGTTAGTCTACCAAACTAAACAAAATATCCAATAAAGAATATAATGCCTGGGTCTTCATTCTGTATTATATCACTTTCATTGGATTTGCACAAGTTTTATAGCAAAAATAATTTAAAAGGAGAGTGATATTTTATGCCTATATATAAATCTAAAACACCCACAAAGGACGGCAGATGTTGGTTCTATAAGGTGCAATATACAGATAATTTTAATAATATAAAAGTTTCAATTAGTAAAAAATTTGCTACCAAGACAGAAGCAAAAGATGCAGAAAGAATTTTCTTAACTTCTGTAAAAGATGAACAAAAAATTCCAAGTAAAATGACTATCGGTGAGTTATGGGATACTTTTCTTTCATATCAAGATTCTAGAGTTCGTATTTCTACTAAAAGAGGTTATCATCATACTGCTAAATACATTGAACCAGTTTTCAAAATAAAGGTCACAGAATTTGATTTACAAAAATATGAAGCTTGGTTAAATGATTTAAGAGCTAAAGATAACTTAAACCTTGTTTCAAAAAACGATAAATTAAAAGTATTCAGAGCTTTACTTAATTTTGGCAAAAGACATTACAACTTTGATTTTAATAGAATCCTTGCTACTCCATCTAAATTGAAAGACCCTGGTGCTGTTAGAAAAGAGCACAATGTTTATGATCTCAATGACTTTAATAAGTTTCTTTCTAAGGAAGAAGATTTAAGGTATCGTTGTTTATGGTTGACTCTTTATTATTGTGGTCTTCGCATGGGTGAAGCTAGAGGATTGCAATGGAAAGATATTGATTGGGATCAAAAAGTATTATCCGTAAAAAAACAAGTACAGAGTATAGATAACTGTTCTGGTAACTGGTTTGTATGTGATTTAAAAACAAAATCAAGTTATAGAGAATTGCCTATATGTGATGTGCTATACAATGAATTAAAAAAATACCATGATGAAGTAAGTAAATTCAAAAATTATTCTGATGAGTTCTTTATATTTGGACCAGACTTTGGAATCACTCCTTTAAGTCATTGCCAAGCACAACGAAGAAAAAAGATGATTGCTGAATCTGCTGAGGTAAAAGAAATACGATTACACGACTTTAGACATTCATGTGCATCGTTATTAATCAATGTTGGTACTCCTATTACTACTGTTTCAAAATATATGGGTCATGCCAGTGTAACAGAAACATTAAATACCTATTCTCATATGTTTAAGAATGACTTTGATAATGTTTCAAATACATTTAATCGACTAAATAAATAAGAGTTTCTTAGCTCTTTTAAAATAAAAGAGGAGTAAATCTATAATTGATCTACTCCTTTAAATATTTTCAAATTGAGTGTAAAACGTATCTAAAACGTATCTAATAGTATTTTTCTTCCACTTTTGAATTTGTGAAAAGCCTCTTAAATCCTTTATTTTAGGGCTATTTACCACAACAGTTCTTATACTTCTTACCACTTCCACAAGGACATGGATCATTTCTTCCAACCTTTGGTCCTTCATTTCTTATAGTCCTATCAACATCAGTTCCTATTTTAGAACCACC